AAGGTAAAGTTGGAATAACATGTGAAGGAAATCCTGACGATGCAATATAATATCCACTACCATCTTCAAAGATAGCAGATACATTTGAGTTAAGTCCTGCAACCGCAGCAGAACCTGTACTAAAAATCCATCTTAAGTTATTTTGAGTATCATTAATTCTAATATCGTCAGTTAAAAATCCAGACTCGGAAATTTCTACTGATTCTCCTGGATTTGAATACGGCGATTCAATAGAATTGTTTAGTCCATATAAAAGACCAAATACCTGCAATTCAATATCACCAGAAGATACTTCTATGTTATAACTAACAGTTGTCCCAGATTGATAGGAACCATTACCATTTCTAGTTTTAATTACAAATTGATTTACGTTCTTTTCTTCAAATGTAAAAATTTCATCTCCTATTACAAAAGACCCCTTTGTCTCCCAACCCATTGTAGAGAAAACATTTATCCTATCACCAACAGTTGTTGATGCAGGTACAGGACTCGTTAATTGAGTTTTTAAAGATGAAGTAAAAGTACCATTGACACTAGGTTCGCTTAAAATAATATCGTATAATTCTTCATTATCAAAAGTACCACTATACTTAACATTATCTACAATAGCAGATGCATAGTTGCCTTCTACATTTTGAGTAATTTGCTTTCCAATTAAATCGTTTGGATCACCCGCAAGAATTTTTACTCTTAATGCATATGATTGAATCCAATTAGATTCCGATGACTTTAACGTAAAATCTCTTGGATATGCAACATCAGGATTCGGATCATCCTGAATTAAACATTTGAATAGAAACTTAATAGAACTATCAGTTCCTTTTGCTCTATAAAAATCGGTAATATTTTTTAGTAAAGTTCTCTTGTCAACTCCTTCCTTTAGATATGCTTCAGGAAAATCTGCAAGGTATTGTGCTTCAAAACTTTTAACTAAAGAATATAAAAATAGATTACTAATATTTTGTACAGTAGACCCATTAACATGAGTATCTGCTTGTGTAGTTACAAAAGTGCTAGCATTATAAAGATCACCAATAGTAGTATTACCACTAACACCACGACTTACTTCTAAAAATTGAGTATCTGTTCTTTCTGCATAAAAACAAATCTCATCATCAATTTTGATGTATCCACCATACTTGGGAAACGAAGTTGCATCAGCAACAGTAATTGTTGTGCTTAGTTGTCCTAAAGATCCAACAATGGTAGTTGACTCTTTAAGAATATTCGTTTCGTAAAAATCAATATCGCGATACGATTGAAGATTCGCAATGATATCAACCGGTTGACCTTGTAATTCTAATTGCTCATAATATTTTTGTATGAACTTACTAAAAAGTTCATACTCTTCATTAATAAAGTCCGGTAATTGTGACTCAACTAGATATGAGATTTTATTAGCAGTTTTGACCATCTACTACTACTCTTTGTATGCTACAAATGTACTCTTTGAGATATCTACGTCTAGATATACTTCACGTTTAACTTCAACATCATTACTGGATGGTTTTACTCTCAGTTCAATACGATTGTCTGAGAATGTTCCTTTCAGAATAGTGAAGTCATACAATTTAATCTCACCTTTGACATAATCAACATCACCAACAGAATCGTTTAGGAGAATTTTATCTCCAGTTAGTGAATCTAGTCTATATAGGACGATTTTGCCATCTCTATCTTCCAAATACGATGTGTAATTGGGATGTTCAAAAACAGTCATACCAGTAGATGTTACAACTGGATTATCACAATCTTTTAAGAATTCATTCTGATAACAAATTTCGTAAAAAGAAGATGCATTGATTTGAGCATAAAAATCTTTTCTTAACGTAATTTCTGTAATGTTAGAATTGATTGAACGATCAGAACTATCAATTACACCTATGAATTTACTATATCTAAACTTACCATTAAATTTTTCAGTGCTTGATGTTTTTAAGTACTCATTAACTCCAGTTGAAACTTTTGCTGCAACTTCAGCTGGAAGAAGATTAGTTTTAGCACCATCAAAGTAAATCTTACTATCAATCTCAACAAAAAGAATAGATGGATCTAAAAACACTGGTTTTACAGAAGCAACTGTATAACTCTTTAACTTATCTGATAGTTCTTTCTTAGTTACTGAAGTTAAAGAATTTGCTACAGTTGGTTTTACTGCAATGAATACTTTACCATAATCAGGTGGTACTTGATCCTCACCACCAAATACAATGATATCACTCACTGCAGGATACAAATTTCTTACAATAGCAGAATAGTCATTTGATGTTACTGCTCTATTCTGAGAACCATAAAATTTTGGTGCATTGAATTTAATCTTTTCAATACTTTCAATTTCAGATCCACCTTGTGCAATAGAAGTTGCTACAATATTACCAACACTAAATGGTGATGATACTTTAACATCATTCTCGTCTAAGAATACACCACTAAACGTAAATGACTTTGCACCATTAGATTGTGAACCTTTTGTTAAGATATAACTTATTTCAATTACATTTCCATCAGTTAATTTTTTGCCAAGAATACCATCTCCAAAAAATAACTCATATTGCTCATCATCAATTTCATTGACGAAATATACTTTATCTTCACTTCCTACTTGAAGGATATTGTCCGACTTCTTATATTCTTCATAGACACTAGAACCAGCAGACTCATACACTCTAACAATTAATGTATTTAAATCTGCTGCTGAATTCTGAATTTTAAATTTTTGATCTTTTAATGATCCATCATACGTAAATGTACTCAATACATATGATCCTTCATTTAAAAGGACATTAGAGAACGTTGCAACGTTATTGACAACAGGAACTTTAATATCTTTTAATGTAACATAACGATAAAGAGTTTTATCGTAATTAGTTACAAATCCAGTTCCTGCTTTCAATTTAATTGAAGTGGGTCCTGAAACTGGAAATGTAACAGAAAATCCAAGTTCTGCACTTGGTGATGTAATTGATTTGGGAGTATACCCTAATTGCTTCGCTAACGATACTACGTTGTCTCTCAGCGTTGCTGAATCTAGGAATAGTTCATTGACCACCATATTGGCATTAAATGCCGTGTAGTACGTATTGTATGCCAATACATCTAACAACTGACTTAATGCAGAACCTTCAAAATCATAATCGGTAAAATCCGATTGTGATCTCATGTAATCTTTGAGAGTACTCTTGATTTCGGTGAAATCTAGATTGTTTAATTGAGTATATGGCATTATCTCGTCCTAGACAGGAAGAACTCTATTTGAACAGGTGGGACTTCTGTTCCTCTTATCTCATACGTCATTTCAACATCTAAACCGTTATCTTCAAAGTTGGGAATACAACTAATAGATGTTACGGCGATTCTAGGTTCGTATTTTGCTAGAGACAATTGCATATTTCGTTTAATAATACCTGCAACTGCATAGTCCAAAGGTTCAAACAAAAATGATCTAATGTCTGAACCATAATCAGGATTAAATAAACGCTCACCCTTATTTGTAAGTACTAAATTAACAATTGCTTGTTTAATTGCAGCATTATCTTTACTGACAACTACATCATCAGTAACAGGGTGTTTTTTGAAAGTAATATTGACATCTCTAAACGTGAGATTAGAAGTTGCCATTAAGAGTACACGGAGTCTTTAATATTTAGTCGTCAGGAAAAACAATATTCCAAGAAATACTAATTCTAGAATCATCACCATGATAAGGAGTCACGTAATGTGGCAACCAACTCTCAAATACCAAACCTTCTCCAGCATTTGCTACAAAAGCAACAGTTGGCATTTCATTCATTGTACCATGAGATCCTCGTGGATCCGGAAAACAAATTGCTCCATTTGTCTGAGAGCACTCTCCTGGAGTTTGTACATAATAAACACCACTATATTTAAAGTTTGTATGAGAATGGTAATTTGAATAACCACCATCCTCCAACTTAACTGCCCAACATTCTACAAATGCTTTTTCAATTGGACCTTCTTTATACGCTTGAGATGCATGAAGAAGTAGGGATTTTAAATCAAAACACCAGTCATATTCTAGTTCAGTTAAATTAACAAGTGAGTGCCACCCTTTCCCACCTACAGAATACTTGGCATTGTCAGGATTCTTTTTAGATTCCTCATTAACATAATTAATGATACTTCTATTTAATTTTTTGGGGTTGGTATCATTACGAAATGCAGTAATATTACATGGAAAAAATGTTTCCTTATTAACCGATATAGGTGATTTGTTCATTGACTCCAACGTTCTACAAATTCACCAATCGCACTATCTGGATTTGGATACAACTCTTCCTTACGCTTATTCCTATTTCGTTTTGCTGCCATGTCAAGATACTTATCACTATCAGTCTCAGTGATGAGAGTCATTCCTTCATCAATAAAACTTTGACCTTTATCAACTTTATGATGATTGCCCATTGTAGCTCCAGTGTTTGTTTGGTTGTTCCCACCAGAAGTGTAAGTCTTCTGTGTTGTCGTCATAATATTCAGATACTAATTCGCTTTTAAATTTACTATGAATGTTTTCACACAATGAAAGAGTATGGTAATTCTTGTCTGAAAACTTCTCCATCGCTTCTGTGAGCCAAGTATAGTTACCCCCACGGATAACTCCCGCTTCACATAGGATAAAGTTATCCCAGTCTAATACCCAATCCGCATAATTCAACATAAAGATGTCCTTATACGGATCTACACCTTCATCAGGAAACGGAACGTTCACTGATTCAACATGAAAGCACTCTTTGTCCATGGATAATCCGTGACAAAGGTGCTGGGTTACAATACTAGAATAATCAGGAGAAATACAAAGTAAACATGTCTTACTAGGATGAATATCCCAATCGGACATCTTCACTTTATATATCATTTCCTGAATTAATGCCATCTCATGATCTTGGGAGATAAACAATAAGTCTCGGCGCTTCGGCGTTTTGAGACTCACTTACCCTGACCGCGATAACGCTTCTTAGCGCCATTACGACTCGTAGATGCATACTTCGTATGCTTTCCCATACCTTGACGACTCTTCTTCGGTTTTGCTTCAATCTCTAAAGTACCCGATAGTCCTGATTTTGCTTTTGCCATAATTAATCTGCTAAATTTGAACCTATGATTATTCTAGGGTATTGGAACGGTCCTGTCAAGGGCCTCGGTGTACCTCCTAGAACTAACTGTGCTTCGTCCCCAGTAACTGCAGGTAACCTTCCGTTGAAAAAGACAGTACTATTAATAGTTGGTCTGATGATCCTCTCACCTGGTTGACAAGGTAAAGGAATGAGTGGATTAATTTTCTCTCCTGCAATAGAAGCAGGTTTAGAGAGGTTATCGTAGATGTCTATAGGAATAC